GTATTTAATAAAATTCACTTTATCTATATCACATTGGGTCAAAAGATAATCTGCTACCGCTCCTATGGCTTCATCCGTCACAACACTTTTATTCAGCCATTCTATACCGTTTTTCTTTAACGTACCTGCATATATTCCTGCCAATCCACATCCTACATGATATTCAGCCATGTTTATTCCTCACTTTCTGCCCTTTGGTATTCCATCCACTCCATTACGGCTTGCTTAATTGTTGGGAAGTTATTATGCAAATTCTCTAAATCTTCCTTTAGTTCATGTATTTTTGAATTTAAGCTTAACACTTGACTTTCCTTTTCTTTTATCATTTGTTCGTAATCGTTTAATACCCATCGAATGTCATAGTAATTATGCCCGTTTACTTCCATTATTCCCTTATTATATCGCCCGTTATAATCCCTGAATCTTATTCCCTCGTAAGAATAAGGCTCTGGTTCTCCTAAATAATCTGCTTTGAGCATCTCTTCCGTTGCAAGCACATACTTATATCTGCAATCTCCTTCCTTTTTATACAGCGTATGAGAATTTACCAATTCAATAGCTTCTTTTAAATCATCCTTATCTTGTTCGAGCCTTCGCTTAACGGCTTCAATTTCCTTAACCTGCTTCTCTGCAATCTGTGCTTCTGCTAAACTCAATAAATCTGTCATTCCTCATCGCTCCTTTCTGCCTCTGTTGGGCTTGCGTTGTATGGTTCTGGTAAAGGCATCCATGCTATCGGCTCAAAAACATCCTCGCCATATACAATCCAATAATCAAAATCAATTATTGTAGCTCTCACAAGATAACCAACTCTAAATTCAGCACCATCATACACAAGTACGTCTTCCGTGAATTGTTTTCCGACAATAGGGCTTTCGATAGTAAATTCGGGCAACCTCTCCGATACAGGAATCCACTCACTCATTCTGCTCACCTCCATTGTATGGTGCATCCCACCAATCCTTATAAAACTCATGTGCAAAAACAGCATCTAAATTCTCAGCATAAATAAATTCATCAGTGGTACTGACTTTAGCTGATTTCGGAAATACTGCCTGTATCACTTCCCCGTTAGTAGCACCCTTCCTTATCACAATCATATCTGTAATATCTTCAAGATTGTCTATCTGCTCAGTTATCTTTTTTAATTCATCATATGTCATTCTGCTCACCTCTTTTCAACGTATAGTGACACCACCAACATTTCAGTGCTTCACTTGAATTTCTACAACCACATTTAGGGCATTTAATAAATAATGGTTTCAATTCACTCATTCTGCTCACCATCCTCAAACCAACGCAACTTCTGCCCACAATGGCAACAATAAGGCTCTTCCCAATCCTTATCACCTTCTTCAAATTCCCAACCGCATTTAGGGCATTTTCCCCATTCGTAAACAATTTCGCCATCTGCATAGCCATCACCTGTAAGCTCGACCTGCATAGGTTCATTAAATCCAAATGTACTCAAATTTCTTGGATAATTATTGTTATTTCTGCTTTTCGCACATTTTAAGGAACAATATTTGTATCTGCCTGTTTTCGTTGTGTCAAAATAACTTCCACAAACTAAACATACTTTAATCATTCTGCTTGCCCTCCTCAAATAACCAGTTATCAACCACTGCTGCTCCTATCTTTTTATAATATCTTTGGCGAGTATTCGCCCAGCCATAATACATCCCAAAATCATCCACCAGATCTATCACGGTTCCGAACTCTTTACCCTCCGCTTTACGTTCCACACGGCCTACGGCCTGCACTATAGTAGTTTCATTCTGCTCCGGGGTAGCAAAGATAATATACCGCAGATTCGGCACATCCAGCCCCTCTTTCGCAAGCTGATATGTAGCGCATATAAAATCCAGCTCCCCATTATTAAGTGCTGCTAAAGCCGCTCTTCGCTCTTCTTTTGCTTTTTTGCTCTGCCCTTTACCGGATAAACATACGCTTCGATTTATAAGATTAAGATTCCAGTTGATACGTTCCAGATACTCCACACGGTTCGCCAGGATCATTGTAGGACCATCAACCACACATGTTACACCCATGATCATGCTTAAACGCTCTTCATCATGCACCATAGCATCTATAAGTTTGTTATAATCTATGGTTCCATCACCCTGCAGAACTGCATTATAATCCGGCTGATATCCTGTATTTGCTACTATTACCTTTACCGGGCAAGTATTTTCTCTTACCTGTGCTTTTGTAACCTCATACAGCTTTGCGCCCAGCAGCTTAAACATAGATTTATGCAGCCCATCTTTTCTTTTTGGTGTAGCAGTAAGCCCTATCTTATACCGGGCAGATAAGCTATTTACCACCTTGTAAAATTGAGTAACTTTCGTGGGGGATCCACAGCAATGGTGTGCCTCATCCACTATTATTACATCCCACATATCCCTGTATTCGCTTATATCCAGCTTCGCCATTGTCTGGACCGTGGCAAAAGTAATATGGCTGCCTATTTTTACCTTCCCCGCCGTGATCGTGCCCAGCCCCACATTATCAAAAACTGCATTAGCCCTATCGCGGCTCTGATTCAATAATTCGCTCGTGTGGGTAAGCCATAAAGCCTTGCCACCTATCCTGGCTATGATCTCCAATCCGCTCTGCGTCTTACCTGCACCGCACGGCATTACCAGTACCCCATTTTTGCCCTTTAATGCGCCCTGTACGGCTTCTTCCTGATAAGAATATAGTTTTATACTGCTTTCATATTTCAAGCCCTCTATGGGCTTAATATCGTATAAATAATCCTCTTTTATGCGGTGCATCATCCAGATATCTTTCAAACACCCAAAAGGCAAGTGCAGCTCATTCTCCATATCCTCATAAAGATAGATTTTTTCCGGGATATTCCCAGTCCATTTCCCCATTCGCTCTTTTTTATAATAATCGGGGTTATCCATTACAAGCTCATTTTTACAATACTGTCTTACTTCATCAGTCGGATCTGAAATTATAAGCTTATTCTTTATCCATATCTTCATCTTTTTTATCCCTCCATTTTTCACATTCCGGATCCGGCGCATCCATGCACCAACCATAGGGGCAGTTATGGCAGTGATCATCCCTATTTTCATTAAAATCTTCCCAGGATGTTGCCCAAATATGTACTAAAACGCACAATAATGCAAATGATATACAGAAAATAACAATCATGATTCCCCCTTAATCCTTTTTGTGGCAGCAGGGGTAAGCCCCATACCCATACTCGCTATAAACCGATGCACAGACAGATCCTCATATTTATCATACAGATCATTAAAGCACTTATTAAACGGTTTAAAATTACCGGAAGTTACTGCCTCCCGGTAATTCTTCCAAATAGTATTCATACAATCATGCAAAGCCTTATCCAGATCTTCTCCATTCATTTAATAAACTCCTTCCCTTCTACGCTTTTTGTATTCTTCCACTCTTTCAGGATTATCTTTCCGCCAGCTTTGCTGCCTGGAATAGCATGCCTCTTTTCGCTCATCCGATAGATTTTGATAGGCCTTTTTTTGTTTTGCAGAGTTTTTAATCCTGCACTCTGCACATCTGCACTTGCCATCTTCTGCCGGCTTACCACAATTCACGCATAGCCCCTCTGCACGATATCTTGCGTATGTTTTTTGAGCTGATCTTTTTATCTGCTCCTTGCGTTTCTCTTTCGCATCCGCAATCCTGCGCCTTTCTCTTAATACTTCGCTATATTTTATTCTATATTCACGCTGTTTTATGCGCTTTATGTGTAAGCATGTTTCACATCGCACATACCCGGGCTTTACAGGATCCCCACAAGACTTGCATAAACCATGTTCTTTTCGCCATGCACGTATTTTTTCCGAACTCATTTTTTAGTCCTCCAACAGAAATAATGGCCGCCATGCTGATAAGCTTTTGTACCATAAGGCAAATACCCGGAAGATGCAAACCACAATACATCATAATCAAGGCGCTCATAGATCTCCATTTCTACCGCATCCATACATTCTGTGCTGTATGTATAAGCTTTATAAAACTGATTATCCTGATACACTACCCCGTGCACAGTATTCGGGAAAGCGGGGCTATCTACCCTGTTAAGGATCGTATCCACCACCAGCCGCTTACCTATCATATCTTCATAAGCAGCCTCGGACATTACCACACGCGCTATCAACTCCTTATCATTATCAGATAACTCTGTTTCAATCGCCCGGGGTACCACCTTTTGTACTTCAACCGTTACCACTTCCTTAACAGGTACTTCTATGCGCTCAATCTTTTCCACTTCCTGTATCTGTGTTATAACTACCGGTTCCGGTGCATTATTCATTTCTATCAGTGATCCTAAGCACATACCGAAAAGCAGAACTCCTGTGCCTAAACATGATGCAGTAAATATCTGAAAAGCTGTACTTTTATCCATTTTGCTTACCTCTATGTTTTGCCTGCCAAACTAAAACTCGCGCATAGCATTTCTGGCATGTTTTAGCACCAGGTGCCGCCGGATTCTTCGCACAGATACCACATAAGCCTTTTCCTTTACCCAGCATCCTGCGCTTTGCCTGCGCTGCCTTAAGCTGATCACGTCTGTGCTGCTTTTTTTCTTCAGGTGATAGGCATTTCTCCGTTAAGATCGATTCTTCCATACTCCTTTAACCTCCTATATTTAATTAAATATATGTGGTCATTATATTTAATCGCTACATATGGTTCCTCATTTCCACACTGCAGCCATTTTTCAAAAGCGCAGATCTGATTATCTTCCAGCCGGGTATAAGGGAAAATATGTTTAGCTGATGTTTTGCAATCAAAAACCATGCAGCTTTTTTCCTTACACGCTATTACATCAAACGGCTGGCCGCCGCTGACAGAAGGTGATAGAAAGTGCGCCCACCATCCCTTGCTTGCCAGCAGCTCACAGAACTCTTTTTCAAAGGCTGTGCCCAGCTTCTTATTATTCATCCCCAAGGCACTTCCTCATCTATTTCAGGAGGAACATTAACCGCCGGCGCTGCGGATGCACCATCACTGCTGCTCTTTTCAGGTTCCTTCCAAGGCGGCAATGATGCCTGCTTATCTTTTGATACAAACCATGCTATTTTGGCATTTACATTGCCATTGTATTCTTCATGCTTAACAGTGGCTGCACCTACCTTACCTACCCAGTTTGCCAGGTTAAACTCACCCTCCGGAATATCCTTGAAACTATCAAAAAACTGGGTTAAGCTGCGGTTTGTAATCTCCGGACGGTCCGGCAAAAATACGATATTGTGAAAGATCTTGCTATTATAGCCAGATACCTCAAACTCGAAAGCCAGCATCTGCTTGCCTGTTTTAGATGTCTTTTTTTCTGCCGATTTAATACGGATCCTGTGCGTTCCTTCCGGAATAGGCTTAAACACCATGCTTTCATCCCTCTGATAATTCCACTCACTCATTTTCTTTTTCCTCCTTTTTCTTTACATTAAAGCTTATAAATTCTTCAACCAGACAGCCTTTTCTGGCATCAATCTGGTTTTTCGCATAAATACTCTGTGTAGGTGCCATCATGATGCCATGTACATCATCCTTATTTACCATAATACGACCTACTACATCACACAGCCCACAAATATTATCTACTATTTTGGGGCTTACCCGGGGTACCAGCTGTGAATATGATGATCCATCCGCCATAACTATATTTCTGGTATCTTCCCATGCAGTCCAGATCACATTCGCACCCATATTTTTCATATATCTTAAGCTGTTTACCATCATAAACTGCATATACTGATAATCAGCCTGCGCCGGTACGCCTTTATTTTTCCCCTGTGCTCCCAGATCTGATAAGATACATCTTTCAAGCTCGCTGATATTATCTACCGCGATATTCTTGATATTATTTTCTCGGATAAACTTAAAGTTATCGGCTCCCAGCTCCTTAAGAGTTTCGGTCCATGCCGCATAGGTTCCGGGTATGATCACATTACCATCTTTTTCCATTCTGGATCTGTTCTCGATTTCCACCACCAGCAGCTTGCTTGTATCCTTAACCACCTCACCTTTGGCAAGCGTTTTGCCTATGGTCCTATCCACATCAAGTACCAGCGTATTACCTTCGCTTGCTTCGGATATCACGCCGATTGCCGTAGACTTACCCACACCAGGCGCACAGTACAGAAGTGCTGTAAAAGGTGCAGATATACATTCATCAATCTTCTTCACATTCATAGATACACTCCTTTCTATTATTCCATCTGTTAATCAACAAACTACGCAACATAGCATAATTCTTGATACTATAGTGGTCAAAATCCTTAAGCTCCAGATCACAGCGCTTGCATTCCATGCTGATCATAGCGCTGCCATTCTCTTTTAAAAGCTCTTCGTATTTATCCTTTTTGCTGATTACAAGCCTGTCATTTTTGCCGCAGATAGGGCAAGGCTTAAGCTTAACCTCGACCATTTGTGTAGGTCCTAAAGGTTCTTCAGAAGTCGCAAAATACCAACTCATTTTCGTTACCCACCTTTCTTTATTCACTCTTAATAAAATCAATGTATTGCTGCCCGGGATCATAATTCAGGCAAATGCTCGCATATTCACACCGCCTGTTATACGCATTGCAGTGGCACGTATTGCGGTAGAAGTGACCACAATGAGTAATGGTATCACATATCATCATAAACTCATCTTCAAACTGCGCCACCTCTGCATCCGTGCGCTCAACTATAAATAACCTTATCTTTTCTTCCGTATCCTCATCATACCAAGCGCACATCCGATTCCAGAAATCTTCTTCGGATTCATCTTTTTTAATGCGGATCGTAGGCTTCTTGCATACGGTATAATATACCTTGCGCATTCCGGTTAAACTCATATAAGCCAATACCTGCTCATCCCACAAAAGGTTATACTCATATTCGCCGCCTTCTTTGATATCCCTGGATGTGGTCTTATGCTCTACTATATAGCCATCATCCGTAAGCCCATCTACAAAGCCATGCAGGATATGATCACCTATCTGCTTTTCCAGCTCCTTTTCTGCAGCGATTACATGTAACTGCGGAAGAATATACTTTTTGTAAGCATGCGCCATTGCAGATTCTTTTGAATAATCAAAGATAAAATCCTCGCCCTTTTCCATCATTTCAAGGTATTTATGGTACCTTTTGCCGATTTCCAGCGATTCCGCAGGCTTTACCGGGATAAGATCTTCAAGATATTTAAGCTCATAAGCCTTACGGCAAGCTTTAAATGTCTTGATACGCGTGATTGATGCTCTCATTCTTCCTCCTTTCTTTCACATAGATTCCTGATCTTTGCCTCGGTAAGCTTTGATGGCTTCTGCTTGCCGTTTTCAACCGTCTGCCAGGTTGAATAAGCTACACCAGCCTGCTCCGCTGCGGCTCCCTGGCTTAAATTATTCTTCGCCCGGTAGTCCAACATTATCTTTTCCAGCTTTTCCATCCTACACCTCCTTTCCATCTGTTATGATATCATAAATGGTACAATATGTCAAACAATTTTATATTTATATATATATTATTATTTATTTATGTATATTTTCCTTTATGTATAAAAGTGAATATAATGTAGGATATGAAGGATATATATAAAAAGTGTTTAGTAAAAAAAATTGCTATAGGGGTTTATTATATTCGGGCTGTTTATCCTACATCCTACACGCGTAAGATACATAATAAGGCAGCGCACTATCCATCTTGCCATAATCGATAACCTGGTATTTATCCTTATCCAGATCCAGCGCGAATGCCCATGCCTGTGCCTGTGTTGCAAAATACTGTGTGATCATTTTGATACCTCCTTTATTATACTGGATACCTTTATCCATTCTTCCTCACTGATACCACCACAATCATATTTCTCCTGCAGATTCATCAAGCACTGTATTAAATAGCGCTCATTATGCCAGCCGGAAAACAGATCATTGTGCGATATAATCGTAAGCTCAAACTTCCAATCAATCCACTTATCAAAACTATCATAATTTACTTTATAGCCGCGCTTCTCCATTTCTCTTATAACTTCCGATACATACCAGCAAAAATGCCACATTGAATAATCCATGATCTTATTCACAAGCAGGTGATTCGGTGTGCCCTTCACTACAATATTCTTTGCTATCAAGCAACATTCGCGCCACTGCCCCAGCAACTGCTGCCGGGGTAAAACCGGGATAAGGTCCTTATGCCATAATCTCATATTTAATTACCTCCTTTACCTTTCATTTCCTTGGGGACCTTCTTCCACTCTGCCATTGTTATCGGTCTTGTGTGGTTTTCTTTATTCTCACAACACTTTTTTCTTTCATCCTCTGAAAAGAAACTTACAAGCTGTAACTTGCCCCCTTTCAGTAATTCAACTCCGAAATATCTTCTTGTCTGCATCATATCCATTCTCCTTTCTGTGGGGGCTTGCGCCCCCGGTAATTTTATGCTTCGATTATTATCCGCTTTGTTATGGTTCCGTATGCGTCCATGTGTTCTTCTTTGAAGTTCTTATCTATTCCACATCTGCTGCCCTTCATGTAGCCCTCGATACATTCCAGTGTGTAGGTTTTGGGATTTACTCTTACTACTTTGTAAGTCAGTTCGCTGTTTGCGGTAGTATTCTGGAATATAGGATCGCTGTTTCTTCTGATCTCTTTTATTATTGTGCCTTTCTTCATATTGGTTACCCTCCTTTGTTTTATCTGATTACATAATATCATGTTTTTCATACATTGTCAATCATTTTCATACATTTTCATATATTTTTTTTAATAAAAAAACACCCCCGGAAAATCAATTCCGGGGATGCCTCCGTAAAAGATAAGGTGGGTAACCCTATATCCTATTACAGCCAGATTTTAGCATATATTATTCCGCATTGTCAAACAACTTGCGCATAACTCCAGCATACAGCCGGGGATATAATACCTGGATTGTGTCCATAAGCTCATCAATCACAGGTAATATATCATTTATGTCATGATCTGCCACAAACTGCCCAAAATCCGTATTGCTGGACCATTCCACCACAGGTCCTGCTGCTCGTGAATAAAACACTGGTTCCTCGGCTCTTTCTTTCGGATACAAATTATCCCTGATAGTATAGAAAGCCGCTAATTTTATGCAGGTACTTGATGTGGGGTTTCTTTGCCCTTCGCATTCGGCAATAGCCTCCTGCAGATCACTTTCAGTTATCACAGAAGGCCACCTCCTTTACATATCGGACATAATGCGCTGCATTTTCTGCCGGATCTGATCATTGGGAGCCATAGCCATAAGCTCTTCCAGATCTGCTCTGAAATCATCCTCCGCACGGCTGTAGCCGCCTTCACTTGAATATCTACCCATAGCGTCCCTGCGTGCATTTCTGCCACGGCCACGGGCATAAGAGCCGCCACGCATATCCATGCCATCATCCATAGAATAATAGCTGTTGCTGCGTCCGCCACGATTACCGCCACGATTACCACGGGCATAAGAACCACCCATAGCATTGCTGTACTCGCTATCTTCTTCAAGCATCTCGATCTTAAGCAGATTTTTCTTTGTTTCTGTAAGCTTGTTAAGGTATTCAAGCTCTGCCATAGATAACTGCTGGCCACTTTCGGCTTTTTTCTCCAGATCCTTAAGCTCATCACAAAGATATTCGTATATCTTATGCATCTCTCTCACCTCCTATGCGATTCTGTTAATAACCAGATTTGCGTTCTGTACCTCTATTACATCCGCCGGGGCATCCGTAGTATTAGCGGCTACGGAATCCACCGACAGACTAAAGCAGCAACCTCTGGGCACCCTTATAATTGCAGTGCTGGTAACATTTCCCAGCTCTGCGGCCGCCTGTGGTGTATAGATGGCGCGGCTTGTAGGCCTCTGCTCACCATTAACCATGATAGCTACAGCAATAGGCGCCACGGTTGCCCCATCCGGGAGCTGAATGTTACCGTTAAAGGTTACCTGATACGTTGCAAAGCACTGGTTAGTGATCCCACGGAGAATAAAAATCCCTGTTTCATCCTCATGATACACGTATCCTTTGGTGCAAGGGATAGATGCTGAAAATACTACCGGTGCATTAAGATTAACTTCCTGTACCGCATTAGCAAGATATTCTGCCGCCATGGTATCACCTCCTTATACGCCACAGCCACAACCACAGCCACAGCCGTTGTTCTGGTTGCAAGTGAAGATAGGCGTTCTTCCGTAAACAGGGGTAGTAGGAACAGGGCAATTATTCAGCCTGTTGTAAAGCTGATCTACCTCGTTAGCGAATCCCTGTGCTATAAAAGCATTCTGTGCGGTCTGGCTTGCCTGCAGGTTAGCCATATTAAGCTGTGTCTGAAGCTCTGAAATGCGGTCATTCTTTGCCTCAACCTGTGCCTTCACACCATCCAGCTCAAGCTGGCAAAGCTTATCCAGGATAGCCTGTGTGCCACGGGTCTGGCTGTCGATGATATCACGGGTATTCTGCATAGCCTGTGTTCTATCAGCGCAGTTTTCGGTAGCTACCGTGTACTTAAGGTCAGCGATTCCGGCTCTATTCTCGCAGCAGCAATTCTGCAGACCCATAGCGAGATCATTCATCCCGGATGTTACCGCTGTCTGTGCCGCAAATGCCTGCTGCATGTTTGCTATCTGGCGTGCATTTGCGCCCTGTTCAACGCCTGCAAAGCCGTTTGCAAGGCTCATCTGCATATCCCCACAGCAGTTGCAAAGCTGAGTGGACAAATTGCCGATGCTGTCACGAATACTCGTGATACCATCATTAATCATCTGATCGCGGAAACCATTTGCAGTCTGAGTGTTAATGTTCTGCTGGCCCGTCATAAGCCAAGGAAAGTCACCATTTCCACCACCAAAGCCGTTGCCACCCCATCCATTGTTGCCCCAGCCTAAAAGCAGGAGCAGGATAATCCATGCCCAGTCGCCGCCGAATCCGTTACCGAATCCGCCATTGTTGCCACCGTACATAGGCGCTACAGGCATTACCATGTTGTTGCTGTCACCATCTGTTAAAGCCATTGTTTTTACCTCCTATAAAAATTTTTATTTACAACCGCGCGCACGGTATGTTACAATATCCATACAAAAAAAAATAAGCCGAAACATACTATCCAAAAACATCCCCGTTAAGCCCCCCTTTTCAGGGATGTTTTTATTTTACATACCAAACATTTTTCTTAATTGGTTTGCTCTTTCCACAGCCTTGTTATAATCTTCCTGGGTTATTTTCCCGGAATTAAGCATCTGCTGGATCTGCTTGTTAGGATCCCCGCCTATTTGTGCTTTTAACTGCTGTACCCTCTGCATAAATTGGTTGAAAAATAAGGGGTTATTCATCCTGCTTACCTCCTTTTGACTTACGCTCAATCAGTTTTTCCACACGATCTGCCAGCGCGGAAAATTCATCCCTGGTCACATAATCAGCATGATCCTGGATAACTGCCGGGGCAGTCTGCCCGCCCTGATCTCTTATCGTATAATCCAGGATCTTCATGGTAGGCATCCCGGATGCATCCGCAGACTTAAGATAAATGGTCTGCGCTTCACTATCCCACAGCTGCACTGTAGTGTTAGGCGCTACCAGATAAGACTTTGCCCCGGCTTCGCCCTGCACCCATATAATCCCATTCTGCTGCTGCTGCACAGGCATCTGCGGCTGTACCTGCGGCTGCGGTACCGCATTTTGCTGCATAGGAAAATATTGATAATTTAACGGAAAATTATAAGCCATGATCTAACCCTCCAAATACCAGACATAGATAGGAATTTCACGCGAACTATCCCAGCTATCGTACAGATCACCATCCACTACTGTGGCTACATGCCCACCAAAAGCCAGCACATAGGTACCATAAGGATTATCCGCGCAGAAATCAGCGGCAGTGTAACAATTCGGGCAAGTATTTGGGATAGATTTACGATAAAATCCTTCCTTACGCAGGACTGCACCCCACACAGAATCAGAACTCGGCATATCGCCCATCTCGTATCCTGCTTTGCAGATCATAAGATAGGCTGTTTCCCAGTCTACCTTTAAGGCCTTTGATAATGCCCTTACCGCACAATCACCAACCATTCGCCCTGTAGGATTCGGATTATATTTTATCCACATGAAAGCGCCCTCCTGATAAAAAATTTTGCAATAAAAAAAGCACTCGGACAATGAACTCCGAGTGCAATTTGTGTGGCAAAAAACGTGAAATTTATAATCGTTTTTCTAATTTATCACAGCATTCATATACGATTTTCTTTAATTGCCGAATGCTCATGCCATACATTTTTGAT